CAGCCTTCTTAAGTCTATTAGATATCTTGTCCTTTATGGCTTCGACACCCGGAACGAGGAACGGGCGCGCTGGCAGATTCATTGCCGGTTCGCCCATTTCCATCAGATAGCCGATAGCGGCATTATTGATATTGTCCGGAATGGTCTTGCGACTTTTCCCCTTACCGGAGACTTTGTCCTTTCTCCCTCCGCCCGCCGCCGGGATGCCTATAAGAATATCCTGCTTCGTCAGCAAACGGATATCGGACATGAGGCTTTTCACCCTGTCCTTCCGCATCGTGACGCCGTTTTTCGCGCTCATGGGAGTCCCGCCGGCAGTTGTATCCCGCCCGCGCCCATCATGCGGGACATTTGAATGAACTGCTTGCCGTAGACCGTCAGGTTCCAATGCCCAGCGCCTTCGACCAGCCCGGCGGACTGATCGTAACTGACGCTGACCTTATCGACTGTTTTGCTCGACGTTGCCCCGGTCGATAAGCCAGGTGTGCCAGGCACGCCCGGCCTGCTAACCGCATTCATGTCCTGTCGCCATAGCGCAAGATTATGAGCGGCGAAGAATCCAAGGCCATAAGGCAACGCCGTACCCCAACGTTCCGGGCGCAGCATCAATTCGCCGAAGCCAAGCCAGTAATTGACCTGTGCATCAGGATATTGAGCCACGTCCGCGAATTCGGGGAAATCAGCTCGAAACTTCGCCGCGTTCATTATACACCCTCGCCCGTGGCGGCTTCGTCTGCCTTTTTCTTGGCTTCCTCGGCCTTCTCGATTTCAGCGGCAAGCCTCTCCTCGCTCCACCGCTTATCGACCTTGATACCGAGTTCTTCGGCCATCGCGAGAAGCAATGCCATACCGTCGTCATCGGCATCGTCGATATCCGGCTCGGCCATTGCCTTGACGAACCAATGGCTCGCCAAATCAGCTGGGACGTTCTGCATCCCGGCCTTGAAATGGACCTTCTCCCCGTCGTCCAACGTCAGCTCAAAAGCCCTCGGAAAGTTCATCTTGGGCATTAGATTCCATCCATGTAGAAGAGGGTTTCGGGGTAGACGAACTCCACGACGCCGAGGCGACCGAAATAGGTCGTCAACTGCCGGATGTCGCGGAATTCGACCGGGGTACGCTGTAGCGGAACCAGCGGGAAGCGGACATTCCGTTGATCCTGCGTATACGCCACCATGCGATCAGCATTCGCGACACCGCGCCCGGTCAGCCATTTCACCGGCTGAATGTCGAGCGGTTTGCCGTTCGTCTGGTTGCAGATCGAATTTTCCTGAACGTATTTCAGGATCGACATATTGCCAGCGTTGCTGACCTTGCGCGACACGAGTGCCGAAAACTTCTTCGGCGGCAGCAACAGCTTGCTCGGGCAGACCGCGAATGCAGAAGCCTGCCAGGCGTTGTTCAGGATCAGATCAACGTCGGCAAGGATTTCGTCCTCGGTTTTTGTCGCCCAACCCGGCGTACCAGCCGCCCCGTTCGGGACGTTGGACAGCGCGACTTGAGGCGAGTTGACGAGGCCGAAATTGCCGAGCACGGTATCGCCAACATACACCTGCTCGTCGATGTCCATGTTGTGCTTGAGCTTCACGCCAGCAAACTTCTGCTGATCGACCGGGCGACCTAGCTTCTGCGCCGATTCCAGTTCTGGAATGGTATAGCCGATCTGCATACCCCAGAGGGTTAGCGGATTGGCCGTCTTGCCGATGTCGAGCGCAATCGAGGCGATAGCGCTGGCATCCTTGCCGATCCACGCTTTGCCAGTCGGGTTCGTCCCGCCCACGGCGGCGAACGTCGAATTGGTAAAGCTGGATGTTTCGTCAGCAATCGACACATCTTCACGCAGGTCGATATCGCGCGACCACTTATAGTCAACAAGTGGCTCATGCAGGGTCTGGTCCAGACGCTCCAGTTCCCCGACGAGAAACGCGCCAGTGCCGTCGATGGTGCGCGCATCATAGGTATGCATCGCATCCTTAGTCCGAGCGCGGATGATCGCGGGACGGGAAAGAGCCGTCCCGGCCTTGAGAGTATTCAGCATGTCGGGATGCTCCTTAGATTTTATAGCTGATTTCGATGTTGCCAGAGGCGTCAGCGGCCCCCATAAACGTAGTGTTGGCGAGCGCAATGGTATTGGTGCCATCGGCTGATGCCTCAAAACCGCCAAGCGGCTTATCCGCTGTCGGAGCGCCGACGCGGATATAGACCTGCCCAGCCTTGGCGGCGGTGCCGGAACGAAGCAGAACGGTCATGTAGCCGCGCCGCAAGACATCGTTGATGCCGGTTTTCGGTGGCGTCGATGTTCCAAGCCCGTCCTGGCTCGAATTGGTCGGGAATGGACGGACGAGAATACCGTAAACAGCCGTTGCGGCGTCACCGGCTTCGAGCGGAACGAACTTTTCGTTCACAACCTTGCCGGGCACACCATACGCCGTGAAAGGCTTGGCCGGATCGAAAACACCCGGCTCAATGGTGGAGTTGGACGGGCGCGTTACATCGCCCGGAATGCCCGCAGGCATCCTATAAAGAAAAGCGTTCGACATTGAATGATTTCCTTACTTGCGACCCCAGTAGTCGCGATTGCGTTTGTTGATGTCAGCTGCCGTGGTGGCGGTGCCAAAATCCTTCGTCGAAATGGCCGAGCGGATGCCGCCAGCATTGTTCGCGCTCTTCACCATTTCGGACGCAGCAACGAAAAGTGCGTCCACCGTGGCGCATGGTGCCGACTTGATCGACTGGCCGGAAAGAAGGGATTGCAGCCTGTCGGCATGTTCGCCGGTCGAAGCAGCGTCGAGCGCGCGGCGTTTACAGCCGCACAGCGCGTCGCGCATTTTCTTCGGCGTCGCCTTGGCATCGAGCGTTGGCAGGCGAATACCAGGCGCGAGGATTTCGGCGCGGGACATAGCGTCTTTCCACTGGGCAAACGTCGGAGCGCGGATGGAATCGGCGGTTTTGCCCTTGCCCTCTTCCCCGTCTTCGTCCGCAGCCTCTTCCTCACCCTCCTCGTCTTCATCTTCGGTTTCGGATTTCTCCTTTTCCTCGGAATCCTTGACGAGCCGAGCGAGAATTTTGCCCTGATCGCGAACCTGTTTCGCCAACGCTTTCAGCGCGGCGTCGGAAGTCTCGGACTTGTCCTTATCCTTCTTCGCCTCCTCCTCCTCGCCCTCGTCATCGGCGGTTTTCGCCTCTTCAAGAGCTTCTTCAAGGGCCGCTTCGTCCTTGGCCTTGAAGGCCGTGCGGATGCGGTCCCATACCGTCCTTTTTCCTGCCATGGCTATAGTCTCCTTGTCTCCGATGGCACAACGGGGACCGCAGCGGCCCCGCTCCACAAGCGCGATGTGATTTCCAATGATGTTGCGCTGAACCCCGCGCCCAGGCTCAAGCTGTTCGTAATCGGCGTCATAGCCACACGATATTTCGCGCAAGCCCGACTGAACCTCCCGGATAGCTTCCGCATCCGTAATCAAGAGGTCGGCAAACAGAAGGTTATTTTCGGGACCATCGCCACGTCGCACATTCTGAGCGATGCCTTTGGCGAGAGATTTCCAGTTTTGCGGATCCACAAAATCAACCGGATGGTCGAGCGTAACGGGCTTTCCCTCAAAGCTGGAAATCGTTTCTTTCCGAAAAACCTCGTCTTCGGTGCGTTCGATGTGAACGATGTCATCCTTGCCGATATCAACCGGCGTCTCGCCCTCGCCATAGACCATGACGCCGACGCGAGCGATAGGCACGTTCTGACAAATCAGAAATCCTTCCGGCGTCAGACTTTTCCTTGGCGAAAGCTGTTCGTTGGCATAAAATCGCATGATGAAGATGATGCCTCTAAAAGATACCCATCAGGGCATAATTGACGATCTGCGCGATATCGCGCATTTCAACTCCGCAGAGCTTGGCGAAAGACCGGAAACCATGCCTGAATGGGATGCAGCCGACCTGATCGAAGAGCTTATGTCAGCGCTACAAAAGATTGCCGATGGCGCACCGAATCCGGAAGAAATCGCCCGGAAGGCGCTCGACCCGTTCGCCCGGATGATCCACAACTACGAAGCCGGAAGCACCGGATCCGGGTAGCACCTGCAATTAGGAACCGCTCCGGCATGACCCCGCAATCCATCTAAGACTGGCGGGCTATCCCATGATACGAACCGGCCTTCCATGCGGCGGTGTGAATCCCTGACATCACCATCTTTCGATGTGCGCCAGATATAGCCCTCGCTTCCAATGCTGGTTGCCCGCGCTTCGGTGAACGCTTCGGTGCATCGGCCTATTTCCGTTCTCGCTATGGTGCGCGCCCGAGACGCCGTAACGCCGCCCGTTTCCATGATGGCGGCAACAATATCGTCCGCCCGCTTTCCGCCGGTAAATGCCTCAAGAGCAAGGTTCTGAACCCGCTGAGCAGCCTCCAAAGGCAGGCTCTTTATGAGAGCAACCTGTTCTTCGACCAGTGCCCGCGCCACGGCCCCGGTAGGGGCGTTCTGCAATTCCCGACGCAACCCGCGCGATATCTGCTCGCTGGCTGCGCGCCACGCCACTTTGTCGCGAGCGTCTATTTCCGCAACAATCCGCGCACCGACTGCGGTAGCCCACGGTTCAACAGCTTTGGCATACCGCTCCAGCGCCGCAATCATTGCGTCCGTTGCGTCAAGGTTGCCGCCAAACCGGGAAACGATATCCCCGACGTGGTGGGCAACCTTAAGTAATTGCCTCTGATACTGCTTTTCGACCTTTTTCGACCGAATGAAAGCAGATGCCTTACTCGGTTTCGCCCTGTCGAACGTCTGCATCAATCTCGCCAGTTCCGGCGGTGTCTTCGTCGGCTTCTGGCGGTTTGGGCGGATCGGACTCTGCATCATTGATTTCTTCGTCCGTTATGTTCGTCCATATCCCCGTCGCCTGACTGGATTGCTTCAGTTCCTTCAACCCGGCCTGTGGCGTGACAAGCCCGGCATCGACAGCCTGCGTTACGGATTGCGTCACTGCCTGCCCGACGGTCGCCTTTTCTACGTCCGTCATTTGCCAAAGCGGATTGAACGTGAAATTGAAGCCAGACGGCGGCGCGATACCCAGATCGGAACGGCACAGCAGATCAAGAATCATCCCGACGCCGCGACGCAACCGGCTTTCTTGTTGTGATTGAATACCGTCGTAATAAAGCCGAATATCACTATCCCCGGTAGAGTTCAGCCCCGCCGGGGACTGCCCGAAGAGCCGGACAAGCGGGATTTGCAACGCGCCGGACAATTGCTGCCCGAATTGCAGCATCACGTCGGACAGGCCGGAAAAGGTGTAGCTGTGCGCCTCGAACTTGTCTTCCTTGTCCATCAGGGTCATGCCCTCGATTGACTGAAAAAGGCGGATCATTTCGACCTGCTTCAACAGACCTTCAAAAGCAGGCCCACCGGCGGAAATGATGTTGCGTAGCCCGTCAACGCTGTAGGTACGCAGATGCGCCCTATAGACCAGTTGTGCCGCGCCAGTCGTCGTGCTGTCGAAAGCAACGAGGCGATCATACAGCCGTTCAGCAACGGACATGCCCCATCCGTTTTCCGCAATGCGCTGCCAGTATGGCAGTTCAACGCCATCAAGACGAATACACCGGGAATGGTGGATTTCCTGCGAGCAAAGCCCCGGCGCATCGGCAACAACCTTATAATATTTCGGATAGCCGTAATCCGGGCCGTACTCCGTAATCAGATCGTTGAGCGATGGTTCAACCAGCCAGCGATCAAGCACCAAGATACCTTTGAACTGCTCTTTACCCACGGCATCGAGCCGTAGCGGTGTCTCCATCTTTTGCCCGTCGATCAACACGACGCCGATAGCGCCACCGTAAAGCCGCGCCCATTTGATGGTGTCGCTCAGACGTTGCCAGATGCACAGGCTTTCCATACCGCTGTTCAACGTTGCGGTAGCATCCGGCGGGAGCGACGATTGAATTGACACGCCTGCGCGCGTCATATCTTCGGCAACCAGATCGACTGCCTGCCCGACGAGCCACGAACCGCGATACATGTTTTCGAGCAAGACGCGGTTGCGGCTGATCGGATTGAACGTGTAGGTCGATGCGCTGGACAGATTACCAGCACCGACACCAAGACGAGCCGAGAAATTTGCAAAGCTGTCGGCAGTGCGAGCAGGAA